GGGTGATTTGAGATTCGAGGTTCCTGAGCTGAGCCTCTTCGCGGTCCGTCTGGGCTCTCTTAGCTTCTTCGCTAGCCCTCTTCTCTCTTAAGCTGGATTCCTTTTCCAGTTTATCGAGTTTCTCGCGGAGTTCCAATTCCCGCTTTTCGGAGTCGCTTGCGTTCTGATACCGGAGTTCCTTATCCAGTTCGCCACGCTTCCACTCTGAGTAGTATCCTTGCTTCCCACCAAGTAGGTCCACTAATCCTTCGATGCCGCCTGATTGGTAGGCATTTTCCAGGGTGTCCCAGCTTGTCTTCAGCTCGGTGTACTTTGGCTCCATTTCTTTCAGCTTGGAGGAGACGCTGTCCCTCTCCGCTACAGCCTTCCGAAATCCATAAGCCATCGACAGAGTCTTTGTCAACTGCTCTTTGTTATTGAGGTCTACCTTGACCTTCCTTCTGCCTTTGTCATCAGTTACAGGTACTTCCAACCAGTTCGGCTCCTGTGCTTCCTGCTCAGGTGCTTCTTCGGTTCCGGATGCTTCCTGCGATTGAGAGTCTGGCACTTCGCCCAATTTACCCAGTTCACCTAGTTCGTTGCTTGGTGCGGCCGCTTCTTTTTCCTGGGAAGAGGAAGAGGAGAGGGATGGCACAGAGCCTTTTGAAGAAGGGGAGGCGGGTGCGGAGTCATTCGAGAATAGCGTGCTCAAGTTCGCTAAGCCTGCAGATTCCGTAGAGGGACTAGAAAACGGTTCCATTCTAAACACTTTCTGACTGTCCTACCTATTTCACTTTTCATTCCTAGGAAGGATAAGCCTAATCAGGCTGTCCCCAGTATTGGGGATAAGCGCTACTTTCCAAAGTATACTAACTCGTGGCAGGTGTCAACTAATTAGACAGTTAGCCCATTTTACCTGAGGTAGCAGGAGGTGGCGGATTGCCCGGTTGCATTGGGGTTTGGGTTGTGTCCGTTTGCTGACCGGTTTGACCGGCGGAGGTAGGCATTCCAGCTGGGTTCATTCCTGCTCCTGCTCCTGCTCCTCCTGCCCCCGGGGCACCCGCGCCGGGAGTCTGTGCTGCCAGCTGTTCTCTAGCTTGTACATGCTGCTCTATCAGGGCTTGCACCTCGGGAGCAAGGTCCCGGTAAGCTGCGCCCATCAGGTAACCGTATGCATACTTTAACATATTCACATGGTCCTGCATCTTCTTCGGCTGAATTGCCTGACCGGTAGCCAGGATTTCATCGAATATCTCCTGCTGCCTATCAGCTGCCATCTGAACCAAGTCGTAGGCTCCTTCCAATTCAGAAAGCTTAACTAGGCGGAGTAGGTCCCGAGGGTCCACGCCTGCCTTCTCGAATAGGGGCATCATGGTAATTAGTTCCTGGCGGCGGGATACTGGGTCCAGGGATAGGGAAGCACCGTACTCAACAACCAGGTCAAAACCGGACTGAATGTCGGAGCCTTTTATATCCAGAGCCTCGAACGCTTTCTCCTTGCCGAGAACGTAAATGGTATGCTCCACGTCCCAGTGCTTCCTTACTAAGCTCAAGTAATTCTTGAACATAGTTTCTACTAGCAGGGTGTATTTATTGAAGAGACGGCGGCGAATCATGTTACCCTGGTTCGTGGCGTACTGCATGGAGAAGCCGGATTGCTCCCTGCTTTGTTGGCCGAACATGCTCTCATTCACCCCAGCCATGTCATCAATACCTCGGGCCATAAGTTGGACCAGGTCATTAATCACGGCAGGCAATGCCATAGGAGGCTGATACTCTGGAGGACGGGAGCCTGTCCAACGTACTATATCGTAAGGGGAGTTTGTAATTGAGTCATCCGCAATCGCGGTGTCCTCATGCATCAGGAGGCGGGCTACACCGTGTGCCCTGGCGTTCTCAATCATGGTGTTCATAAGGGCGTTATGGATGTCCTGCAGCGGGGATTGGTACACGACCGTACTTCTGCCCCAGATGCTGGTCGGATTATCTATATCGGTTAGGATAGCGTATGGTAGGTGTGCAGTTTCAAATCCTGTGTCCAATCCGTCCCCTAACTTGCTGCCCTTCTTGATGGAAGCAAAGCGGAATGGGGAAGCGGTAACCGTCTCGGAAAGCAGGTCCCCTTCGGAGGAGCAGTAGCAGAACCGGCCCTGCATCCCGTTAATCGGCAGGCCCTTCTCCCAGTACTGATAAACTTCAATCACATCAAAGTGATGCTGCTTCAGGAAGGTAGGTTGTGGCTCAGATTCTAAAGGCTGGCTTGGTTGTGTTGCGGATGTTGACTTCCTGCGAAGGCGGTCTATCAGTTCCACTTTACCGGGGAACATAAGGCAGGCTTCATCATATGGTAGGTACATTTTCTCGAATACGAAGCGGACCTTCTGCCATGTCTCAGCATCCGGGTCCACGAATATATTCCATGGGATAGGAACGCAGAAGTCTATCTCGCCCTCGGTTAAGATATCCCCTGTCTCCGGATTGAATTCTAGAACATCCCCTAGGTCCGGGTTCCAATAGGTCTTAACGAAAGAGGTACCGTATAGGAGAGCGTGTCCTGTCGCACGGTCCTGTACTTCCTGCAGGTTATGTTTCCGGATGGCATGACGAATTAGTCTATCCGCGGCGTCCGATGCACGGATGTCGTGCAAATCGCTGGAGGTAGGGCGGCAGACCACGGAAGGTGGGTTCGCGCTCATCTGGCTGTGTAGGAACCGGTAGTTCTTGAATGCCGTATTTACAGAGACGCGAGGCTGGGAGGTGAACGCATCATCCACTCCGGTACCGTCCCCTAAAGCAACTTTCTCAGCGCCAGTTTCATCCACGTTCTGGATTGTAAAGACAATTCTCTCCGCCTCTCTCCAACCGCGCTCAATATCTATTCTGGCTTGGACAGCATTCTTTAAGCGGCGATTCAGTTCTATTTTAGCTTGGTCCTGTGTAGCCCACACGTTCAGCTTATGTACCATCTTGTAGCGCCTCTTCTACCTGGGAAAGTAGCTCAGGATTGTCTATTCTACCCTTCGCTTTTGTAAGAAATTCGATAGCTTTTTTCTTACTAGGCATATCAGCCTGGATACAGTTTAACGCATAACGTACCCGAGTTTCAAGGGGAACTTGGGAGTCAGGCGCGGATTTACCTGGTACCTTCTTATCTCTCAGCACAGCGATTAGGACTTTTGACATTTCATCACCTACCCCTACCTAGCGCGATTCGCCGGATGTTTGAGAACTGGCGTATCTCTTTTTTTAAAGTCTTTCTCTGGTTCATAGCACCGAGAAGCATTAGGGCAGATACCAGGTAGATAGGACCGATGCCTAGGATTAATAATGTTACCACCTTCTTCTCCTGATTCCGGTATTTACCCTTAGATTCTGAAGGGTTTCCCTCTTTCTATCCTTCTCTATCTGCATCCTTAACCGGACATGCAGCTCAGGCACGACTTGCGTAATTTCGGGATTTGGGAGACAATCGTGCGCGTATATCATTGCGTCATGTAGATGGTAGCTGCGCGAATTTACAACCTTATCCACCTGAGTCTCGGACCATTGCATACTTCCTAACTCGTTCAGCAAATCGCCGCACCAAGGGGCAATGAAGATGCGGTTTCCCAGGTTGGATTGGAAGCTCTTCATCATCTCCGCTCTCCTGTTATTCTTATCGTAGGGGGCCACGTAAGTAAAGCCCATCTTACCAGCTTGCCCCACGTACCAGGTACTCGCCGCATCACATACCCTACGGATTATGTTCAATGTCCTAATCTTGTCCGTTACCGCCTTCACCAGGTCCTCTGGAACGAAGATACCGGAGAAGTAGTCGCAGCGTACAATGTACCAATGCCCGGTTCCAGGCTGCTCCGCGAAGACGACTTGACCGTGCTTTGATTGGAGAGCAGGGTCCGCCCCTTCTACATGCCTCCAGGAGGAGGAGTAGCCTTCCGGGGCTCGAATAGCGTGCTCAGGGACGGAGTAAACGGCCTGGTCATCGTCCAGCCAATCCCCTTCTAGAATACACCTTCTATACGCTTCCGGGTAACCCTCCAATTCTCTAAGAATCTTCGCCTTCCTATCCTCAGAAAGGATTGGGTTAGCGAACATGGACATCTGATACTTTTGAGAGTAAGGGGAGGAGTAAGCATCCACTAACTTGCGGATTTCCGGATTTCTCACTTTAGGGGTAAAGGTGCTTACGAACCAGCCATCCTTGGACTGTACCCTTCTTTCCAATTCCTCGAACAGTTGAATAGAACGAGGCATCTCGTCCAGCCAGATGAAATGGAGAACGAAGGCCTGCAGCTTCTCCCTAGCCTCGCTCTCATTATGGTGAGAAGCAAGGAGCAAAGTGTTACCAGTTTTCCGGTGGACCACTTTTTGTGGAACCATGCCGACGCGAGGGATATGCAGTTCATCCGGCTCAAAGAAGCCCTGGATTTTTTTGAGTAATTCCTCTTCAACCTGCTTCATTGTCCTACCGACAAGAAGTCCCATAAGTGGAGTTTTTCCCCACTTACTGGGCCGTTTCCACCCCGGCTTATTCTCGGCTAGGAACCAGGCGGCGAGGCGTGCCCCTAAAGCCGATTTACCTGATTGGTTCCCCGCGGTAACAGCTTGAGTTGGGATAATGCCCCAGTCATCAATCACCTTCTGCTGGAACGCGTTCGGGCGACTGCCGGGAACGGTCGCATCGAAACAGACCTGCCTCTCTAACTCTTTCAAGCGGGAGGCAGCTGCCATGATTAAATCTGGGGAAGCGTTACTCATATTTTCTGTTATTTCAGTTAATAAGAGTTGCCGTAACGAACGTCTAGTAATTGGACTGTCTGGCCGGAACCGGTGGTGGCTGCTACTCTCGCCGTTGGGCGGAGTGGAAGGACAGCCTGGTCCCCGGTAATTTCAATATTCAAGGAGATGGATACGAGGGAGGCTGCGGTTACGGTTACGGTGCCGGTTCCATTGTCCGCGAAGGAGACAGGGATACCGCCGATGGAGGTGGCCAATTGAAAGGTATCCGTAGCAGCATTTGTTACAAAGTACTTGGTAAAGGAGGACAGGTTGCCGGGGACTAGGCCGGAGGAGTTAAGTCCAACCAGCTGACCGTTTTGGAGGCCATGCGCGGTGGCGGTGAAGATACCAGAAGCGAATGCAGGAGTTACGGTAATCTGGGTGCTAGCGGATAGCACAGAAGTCTTAGCTGTATTCCAGAAGCCGAGGCCGTTCGTGTCCTGAAGTAGTAAGGAAGGGGTACCAACAACCTTGCCCAGATAGTAGTCGATGCGAATATTCCTGGAGTTCTCGTGGGAGATTCCCAGGTTGGCTACGGTTGCTAGGGTCTGGGAGGCTGGTACTAGGGCAGCGTTCTGAACGAGAGCGCTGCGGGTTTGGTGACCGGATGCCATGCTAGGTTCCTTCTTTCTTTTTTCTTTTCTTTATTTTGAATTGGATTCGATGGTTACGACTTGCTGTACGGATAGGCCTTGGTCCTGAAGGAATTGGACAAGTTCCTCCTTACCCATGGCCTCAATTGCCTTCTTTTTCTTATCGTTGGCGTTCTGGTTAGGGGAAGAGGCTGTTCCACCTTTCAGCTTGCCTGCCATTTCCGCCACAATTTTCACCATCTGCACTCTGGCGGATTGAGCCTTGGGGTCCGTGTTCAGAAGCACGTCCTCCGCGGAAGCCAGGGCGAGGTGCAGAAGATAATCCAGACGCTCATCCACTACAGTTGAGGATAAGAACCACTCTTGGAACCCAGTCTTACGCCACCAGGTCGCTAGAGCGGCGGATTGGGTCATTTGCTGCGCTTGTGCTAAAGTGATGGACCGAGCATCCACTAACGGGTTATCGGCCATTCTAGCCCAGAATCTGGCCCGTATACGAGCTTGCGCCTCCGTTGGATGAAAGGGGCCAGAGTCCTGCAGTTGGAAGCCTGCCCCCTCAGCAAGCTCTGCCCCATCAACATGTGAGGAAACGAGGAGAGCTGCTTCGGGTGACGGGCTAGGTCCTGTAGATGGCGCACCTTGGCTCGATTGAGCTGGGGCGGCGATGGAGGGCAGGACGCTTTTTCTTAAGTTCTGTACTGGATTGTTGTGACTGCTCATTCTGGGGCTTTCTCAGGCCAGCTGCATAGTGGCTTGGAAGGGCGGACGCGAACGCGGCCCCATTGGTACTTGATATCGAACACTTCCAAGTACCCCATGGAATGGAGGAAAAGGAGCTGGTCATATAACTTGGAGGAGTTCAACTTAAGAAGGCGGGCGAGTGGGCCCATGCGTAAAAGAACGGAGCCGTCTTTCAAACGCTCAATACCAGCAACCTTATCTTCCGGTTTGTACAGAAGAAGGGCTAGCAGCCTGTCCGCCATGTAGCGGTGTCTCACTGGATTTGCGGGTAGGTCAATAGACATAGTAGCACTCCTGCTACCTAAAGTACACTAGTAGCAGAATGCTGTCAATAGCTTAGTCAGTTGTAGGAGCTAAGCTTTATAGCTAAGCTTATAGCTAAGCTATATAGCTAAGCTTTAGAGCTAGGTACCGCAGAAAGGCTCGCACGCGTTGTCCTGGCGTAGCTAACAGTATTTCTAGGTATCTATCCCCTAGTACCAGTAACCTTATGCTTCAGTGGGCCGAGCTATAGAGCTAAGCTATAGTGGGGCCAAGTTGCTGTCAATCCTAAAGTGGATTCAGCAGGCGGGGGGCCGGGTTACCCGCGGGCATATTGAGAACGATTCTCAACTTGATGCCTGTTCTTATACCCTATTGCACCCAATTCGGCATATGCTAACACGAAATTCGGCCCCAACTTGGCATATTGTACCTGAGCAGGCTTGGCATAAAGACAAACGGCCCACACAACTTATGTCGGTAGGCTCGTTTGCTTTTTCTGAAAGAAACCGGGGGGGGACTTAGTTCTGAATACCTGGATAGTACCCGTCACACCGTCAGCTAACGCCAGGGTCGTACGCCTAACTCCCTAATCAGGGGGAAAGTATCCGACTCTATAGATAAGATACATCAACTCCTTTCCTGGGTCAATAGGCAAAGGGGCATGCTACGTGTTCCTACTTAGGGTTAGAATGTACCGGGTTACAGGGTACCAGCGCAGTCTACCCTCACTTCAGGGCTTTCTGGTAGGAAGGCGCCTTTCCGGCAGGATTGGACGTAAGAGCCCTTTCTTATTCGGATTCCCCAGTGTGGGAGGATATTCCCTTTTCGTCGCCACCCTGCGCCCCACTTGGCCTTGCTGAGTCGGGGGGGGGGTCCTAGCGGCCAACTTGATACTGATTCTGAGAATCATTCTCATTTAGTACTCAGCGACTAGGCGGGCGAGTTGGCACGAATCTTTCCTTGCCCTTTCCTTGCGTATATAAACAGGTGAGAGGTGGGGGTGGTGCGG